GTCCTCTATCTTTGCTGCTTCCTCCTCCCTGTGTCTCCATTCATCCCATGTCTGTGCAGGTTTCTTGCCTGCTTTCTGCCACTGGCAGTGGTGATACAGTTCATGCACTAAGACATGATCCTTCATCATATCAGGTCGTACATACACGACACCCATATCACCAGCCAGATAGAACGTTGAGTTACTTGGTGTTACTGTTACATCGTATGGATAGCAATTAAACAAAGCCAAGAAGCTAAGTACTGTTTCGAGCATAGTTTTCTCCCCATTAGATTTCACACACTCCTGCTACACAAGCTAACTGCTGCGCTCCTTCTACGTTATCATCTTCCTCTATTAACTCATCCCAGAAGATATTACCAGGCATCTTATTTAGGAGATCAAGATACTGTTCCTCAGTACACTCCTCATAAGGTGCTTGTTTGTATGTGCCTCCATCATACGGTAAGAAGGACACACCACTGATATCATCAAAGTTCTTCCATACCCATGAACCAACTTCTACCCACTCATCTTCCTTGACAGAGATAGTGACAGATGGTTTGTGTTCACACCAATGCTTCTGGTATGTCATCCATAAGTCTAAATGCTCAATAGCTGTTAGATCATCTCTAAGTGTTGCAGCCTCTGGTGCTTTCTTAGGGAAAGAGAACACAGTAGTAGACTCAGGTCTCATTACACAATCTTCTGCAGGAATACCCTGTTGAACCATGAACGTAGTAAGCGGATCTTTCTTGTCACCCCTAACTCTTCTAATATAATACTTAGAATGTCTAGGATGAATACCACTAGCACTATCAACAAGTTGACTGACAGTGCCACTAGGCTTAACACAAGTGACGGAAGAAGGACAAGGGATATTAAGGTCAGTGGAAAGCTGTATGCACTCATCAACTGATACCATCTTGAGTCTCTGCAAAAGAGTCTTGAGTTGCTCATTATTATCTCCTAACATCTTATTATCTAAGATACCAGTCAGTGACACACCTAACAATCTTTCTTCCTCAGTGTTACGCTGCCATATCTTACGAAGGTATGGGAAGTGTGTAAGTGTAGACTGATAGACACCAAGTATAGAGGCTAGCCTTACCTTTCGTTCGAGGTCATAAATACTGTCTCCCTCTCGAACAACAACCTCTGAAAGATTACAGAATTGGTTAGGTCTGAGTATAATTTCAGAACAAGGATTAGTACCAAACTCCTGGTCAGCATCTCTCCTCCCACTTCTCTTAGCCTGCTTGATTGCTGCCTCTCTATTGAAGATACCACGCTCACCACTGTGACTGTGATACAAGCTAGACCACTCATTCATGTACTGACCAACATCAGGCTTCTGGTTATAAACCGCAGAGTTGTTAGCCAATGCTCTCTGAGGATTATCTGTCCACCACTGACCAGTCTTAGCGTGTCTCATTTTGTCATCGTCAAGGTCAGACAAAGAGATCATAGCAGACCTCCTGACACCCCCTACGACCACAACTTCAGCAATTTTACACATTAAGTCATGACACTCTAATGTATTCAGTTTTCGTCCTGCAGAACCGCTAAACTTCCTGACAACAAACTCAAAGAGTTCTTGTAGAGGACCAGGACCACTAGCCCTACCACCGAATGTCTTTAACCTAGCACCTGCTGGTCTGATCTTATCCAGATTCCATTTAGGTATCTCACCAGAATATAACAATGCAATGATCTGACGTAATGCCTTAGCCCAACCCTCTTTGCTGTCAGACACGACAACAGTGGTATCAGAGTCAAACATCTTCTCTGGTACTTCTGGTAGCTTGTTGACATACTTCTGCTCAACACTGAAGCCAACACCAGTACCACACAATAGAATGTACATTGCCTCATCGAAGGCTTTAGGATCATCTACCGCAAGATAACTACAGTTATAACCTGCTGTATTGTCTCTCTCTAACGCTTTACCAGCAGTCATTATAGACCGCATAGATGGTACTACCTCTAGGTTCTTGATCGCCTCACGAAGCTCTGAGTCAGTCTCAACAGGTATCTTGTAGCCATGTTTAGCTTGTAGATGATTAGACATAAAGTCCATGTATCTATCTACAGTTTCATACCAATCCTCTCTACGATTGTCAGAGTCTAAGAATCGAGAGTATCGAGACTTTGCAATATATTGCTGGTAAAAGTCCATCATTCTATTTCCTTTATTAGTTGTTCATAGTTATCTTCAATTACATCTTCAAATCTGTTGAGGATATCAGCAGAAGTCAAGTCTAGCAGTTCGAGTATAACAGTTTCATCAAACTGCATCAACTTTTCTTTTAACTCATCAATCGTTAAGTTCATCTGGTTTAGCCTCATCTTCAATTTCTATTACTGCTAGGGTAGAATATCCTGAGATATCTCTCCATGAATCAATATGGTAATAATCACCATTGAGAATCCTAGCTAACTTGTTTGCAATCATCTCCAGGCTTTCCTTCATGTAGACAGGCATGTACTGGTAGTTAGGAGATTCGTGTATTGTCTTTTTGATTGATTGACTAATGTGACTCACCATTTTGTATCTCCCATAAGTTGTTGCTCTCTCGTCTAGTATCTCTTTAGTTTCCATATTGTTTCCTTAAGTAAGTGATTGATACAGGCATCTCATCAAAGCTACCGTTATCTACTTCATTCAGCATCCATATCCCAGACCATGAACCATTAGTCTGTGCAGATAGATAGTCCTCATTATGCTGATAGAAGATACCAGCAAAGATACCAGTGATACCTTTACCGTCAGCTTTACGACTGAATGATATAGCTCTATCTTGAACATGCCCCATGATACAAGACATGTGTTTCTTCTGTAACAGTAAACCAGGATTAGTTACTGGTCTACCCATAACACCAGAAGTAAAGTAGTGACTATATGCTATACCGTTGATAATAGGAACTTCAAGAAAGTCATGTACCTCCCAACCATACTTCTTTAAGTTAAAGTCAGAGTAACCTATCAATCCTTCTAGCTTTCTATCAGACTCGATAGCTCTCTCTATCCTTTGTTCATGATTACCAATAAGAAATATCTTCTTAGGCTTCCAGACCTTACGCTTACCAATCCTAGCTTTCTTCTGCTCCTCAATGATAGGCTTCATAAAGATATCCATAGCTTTGTTACCAGCCTTGATATCTTCATTATAAGTTCTGCCTTCAAAGGCTTTCTTACCTACGTCATAGATAGACAAACTAGGCATGTCCCAGTGATCACCTAGATGGACAATAACATCAGGTTTTGTTTTAGCTGCATATTTACCTGCCCATTCTAAATGTTCAAAGCTGTTACCTGGTTTGCACTGTGTATCAGGAATTACCAAATGTCTCATCTGATTCCTTTAGTAAGTTTACAAAATACTCTGCGTCTATTACTGCTAGTGGCTTAGAGTGATTCTGTTTAATTATAACTACTGGTTGTCTATCATCGGGACAGTTATCTTTAGCCTGTGCATAGAAGTTGTAGACTGCAATACTGTCTCTGGATTTACATTCAATCGATATACCTAATCGATCACCAGCAGATTTAGAAAACAAAATATCTTCACCACCTGCTCCCATACTGGTTGATCTTACATCGTCCTTGGAAAAAGAAAATCGGTCGATGAGTTGATCTCTGAACCATTGCTGGAGTTTCCTGCCTTTTGCTTTTGCACTTTGGGTTTTGATGTCTTTCTCCCTATCTGTAAAAACTTATCTAACGTTACTCTCTTTATGCTTTTAACCCAACTCTTAGGAATGTGTATTCTTGAGTTAGATTGCTCGTAGCTGAGAGCAGCAGCTAAGCAGATCGCATCTTCAGTCTCATCTACAATGAAGCCAATACTGAGACAAGGATGTACATCTACCTTCACATCTGTTTCCCAACCAGAGTCAGACAAAGCATCTACCCACTGGACGTATCCGATTGTGAAGTGTTTGGCGATGTCCATAGTTGATTCTCTTTTCTTCTTATCCATAGTAACCTAGCTCTTTCGGTTAGTGTTTCGATATCATTATCATACTTTTCTAGTACAGCATCAAACAGATCCTGCTCAGTCTGACAATCCTTAAGTATCTTTTTAGCTTTAACTGGACCGATACCTTTTAGACCTGGGATATTATCTACCCTGTCACCTGTTAGAATCTGAATGTAAAAATTCTTTATCGCCTCCTGCTCAGTAACGTAATATAAATCTTGCTTGACGAAGTTGTAGTGCCACCCTCTAATCATATCCAAGTCTTTGTCAATCGTCATAACACAACTGGAATCCTCTGGTAGCTCATACGCTTTGATTCCTATTGCATCATCAGCCTCTTGACCATCAATGACAGTGAAGCCCCATTTGTTTACAAGATACTCACGCAGAGAATGGAAGTGTACTGGTTTCCTAGCATCCTTCCGATTCTCTTTGTAAGTAGCAGTAATTTCTGATCTATAGTTTTTCTTCCCTGTTAGGTAGCCTTCATAAGATACAATACCATCAACCTTAATCAAACTATCTACAAAGTTCCCCATCCTAGAGAGTGCAAACTTTTCCTCATCTGGTTCATTTGTAGAGAATCCAATCCTATAGACCAGAATATCTCCGTCAATGAGTGCCTTAGCATTGTTCATTGACTTAGACAAATTACAAGGGTTGCTCTGCTGCTGAACCACCCTCAACGTATTCAATCAAATCAGTAATAACCAATTTGTTGATACCTACACCTACACCAGTATCACCATCCCAGTTCCAAGTGTAAGGCTTGATGGTTGCTATAGCTTTAGACCCATTACTTACTTTACACTCAACTGGTGAGCCATCCTCTAGCTCTGCTTTGATAGGATACTTACTAGACTTGGCAGTAATGTAAGCACCTTTCTCTGGTTTGTCATTCTTAACTTTGACACCAGAATCTTTGAGAGCAGACACAGCCTGGTCAGATAGATTACATAAGTCAACTTGGTACTTCTTACTTTTCTTGTTTGGAGTATCCAAGAAAGCCCACATAACATCTGCCTTTACTACAACTGGTTTTAGATTAGCCATAATTTTCCTTTTAGTGTGTTGATGCCCAGTTAGTACCTATTTTAAACTCACCATCGAGGGGACATCGTAGCTCAAGGGCAAGTCCTGCATCCCGAATTGCCTGTACGCTAGCTTCACCTACAGATTCGGCATGTTCTTTCGTTGTCTCGATTTGCCACTCATCATGAACATTAGCAACAAACGAGCCGAGTATTCTATCACACTTTAGCTTCTCTGTCAAGAGAATTAAAGACTTTTTCATAACTATTGCACCTGCACCTTGCAGTAAAGTATTAAGTGCAGCATGTTGTGATCTGACAAGAAGATGTCTACCATCAAGACCTGGAAGCCAGCCTTGTTCAGATACTTTGTCAACCTTAGAACGTAATGCTTTTAAGGCTGGTGTGTTAGACAAGAAGCTCTGTATTAACTGCCTACCTTCTTTCTCACCACCACCCACAATAGAACCGATCTTAGCTGGTCCAGCACCATAGAGAAACGCATAGATGAAAGTTTTAGCCTGATCTCTGTTTGTAAGTCCAGCAGCCTTCATGTTCTTTGTATGAATATCACCTTCAAGTATTTCTTTGGTATACTCAGGGTCACGCATGTAGTGTGCTAACATACGCAACTCAAGACCTGAAGCATCAGCCCCAACAAGCACATTACCATCCTCTACAGTCCAACATGATCTACATTCTTTACCGAAGGGACTACCCAAGTTAGGTACTTGTGCCATATTCGGTTTGCTGTGAGTCATTCTTCCAGTGATCGCTCCATTGGTGATGACCTTACCATGAACCCTGTCGGAGTGATCTGCATGGTCAACCCAGGACTCAACTTGAGCCACCCGTTTCTGAACGAGTAGGTATTCTGCAATGAGTTTAGATTCAGGTAAGTCAATAGCTTGTAATACTTTCTCATCAACGATCACCGATCCTTTCTCTGTGTGCTTAGTTGGTTTCCAGCCTAGAGCCATAAGACGTTCTGCTATTTGCTTACGACTACCAGGATTAAATACTTCTACTTTATCTTTGAGACGCTTACCAGTTTTCTCACTGATACGCTCAGTTACTATTGGTTTAAATATTTGTTGGAGCTTTTGTTCGATTTCATCAAGTCTCTTTCGCCATTCAGCCAAGAGGGACATGACTTGTTTAATGTCGAGCTTGAATCCATTTTCTTCTTGCTCTTTAATAATAATGGCAACCTGATGCTCAAGATCAACTGACTCACCCCAATCCAATAAATCTGTAGTAAGACGATGATATAATGCCTCAGTGACAAGTACATCTTGTTTACAGTAGTCAACCATCTCATCCGTTAAGCCTCCATCGAAGTCTGTAAACTCTTCTTTTTGATTGCCTAACCTTAGACCCCAAGCTCTTAGACTGTGACCGCCTTCCATTACTGGATTGAGTAGTCTTGACATGACCAACGTATCTTGTAACTGGTTCGTGTCTATATTCAAATTCCAATGCTTCTTTAGGACTGGAGCATCGAACCCGATCACGTTGTGTCCAATCAATATATCTGTGGGTTGTAGATACTCTTGTAACTTTCTTGCTTCTGTCCATACCTTAGTCTCCTTGTCATCTAAATCTTTAGTGACAGCACACCAGATTCTACTAGCAGTGCTATCGGTTTCTATATCAATAATTATCTTTCTCATGTTTGCAAATATAACCCTAAGTTACCGAGACAGAAACCAACAAAAGTAACTGCTAATGCTGACTGTCCCTGGATTAAAAGATCAACCGCTATGACCAAATATACCACAGCTATTGCTAATATCAACCAGCCTGACATATCGCTCTACCTATTAGTTCTGGTATTTGAGGAACAACTGCATTACCTAGTTGCTTAACTCTGTCCACCCTACCGGAAAACCCATCAACCACTCTAGCCACTGTGGGTTCAACTTTCCAGTAGGCTTTGCTGAATCTTTTACGATAGCGCATAAATATCGTTTCTTCTTCATGTGTAGATAACTCTTGCTGCCAACTGGTCCACAGTCCTTGTACTCGCTCGCCCTTGGGGTAGGAAATGATCCAGACTCTATCCCTTCTGTGAGGAGCACCAACGGATGAAGCGGTGATACAATGCCATTCTGCATCATACCCGATCTCAGAGAGTGACCTGAGAACTTGGTCCAGTCCCCTAGATCGAAGGGCTGAGACGTTTTCAATGATTGCATATTTCGGCTTGATTTCTTTGATGAGCCTATGAAACTCCCACCAGAGTCCTGATCGTTCTCCTTCAAGCCCTGCTCCTTTTCCTGCAAGGCTGATATCCTGGCATGGGAATCCTCCGCAAATAACGTCAACTGTTTCTTCAATGTCTGCTCCTTTAAGTGTTGTTACATCATCAAATATAGGTACATCTTTCCAATGCTTTCTTAAAACCTCCTGGCATTTCTTGTCTACCTCACAAAAGGCAACAGTTTTCATACCAGCACGTTCTAAACCTAAACTAAATCCACCGATACCGCTAAACAAATCAAGTACGTTCATA